AGCTATTTTAATAAATGAACACCAATATAAAGCAAATTTCCGAATCGACAAGGAAATAAACACAATGTCGTTAATTCAAAACTTAATAAATAATAAATAATTATGGAATCACAATTAAACCAACCTCAAATTGATCTAAAAAACACTAGTGAAGTTAAAAATTTTAATGGGGGTTACTTATTCCAACAAGGAATAATCCTAAGAAAAGTATCTAAATTTGTAGCTGGAACTAATGAAGATGCTATCATGCCAATCCCTGTATTTTTTGATCCTGAAACAAACAAAATCTTAACAGACTCAGTACCTAAGGATTTAAGGGAAGAAATGGCTGATGAATTGTGCTAATATATTTGATTGGTTAAAACATATAAACCAGTATAAAACCCCAACCGACAAGTTTTCTGACAAAGATTGGGAAGTTTTTAATAGTTATATGATTCATAGGTTTTTATCTATGGATAATTCTAATATTGAATTAGTAAATGAAATTCAAGAAATATTGCCTACTGATAAAAAGAAAATATATTCTATTTATAAAGAATTTATTCCTAAAAATAATAAATGGAATAAGTATATTAAATCTAAAATTAAACAACCAAATAAAGATTTAATAAATTATATTAAGGATTATTATGAATGTTCTTTAAAAGAAGCAAAAGAATATATAGGTATGTTGGGTTCTATAAAAATAAATCGTATATTGCACAATATAGGATTAGATAAAAAAGAAATAAAATCCTTATTAAAATGAAAATACATTTAATCCAAATATCATCAAATCCTTTAGATTCTAAGGAAATTAAATCTCATTCTGATTTAAATAAATTAGATGTAGGTTATATTAGACATATAAATCCTAATTTTACTGAGATGCCCCCCTCAAATTTAGCATTTGGTGAAAAAAGTGATATTAAAATGGCAAAAAAATATGATGAATGGGGATTAACACCTCCTCACTATGGTTGTTTTAAATCCCACACTCAGGCCATAGCAGCAGCAATGTGTAAAAATAGCCCTACTATTATATGTGAAAATGATACTCATATTCCTAATATTGATTTAATGAATAAAAAAATTAAAATTGGAGCTGAGTATATGGTAAAAAATAAATATAAAATATTAAGATTTGAAACTCCTTCTCATAATAATGAAGAAAATAGAGGTTGTTATAAACAACTAACAAATGACTTATGGGAAAGTAATAGAATGATTGGGGCTTACTGTTATATGGTAAACCCTAATTTTAAAATTTGGTGGTTAGATACCATTTTGAATAAGGGATGGCATGCTTGGGATATATTTTTAAATTATATATTTACCACAGAACATATTCCAATGCTAAGTTTTAAAGAATATCTAACAGATTTCTATAGAGGAAGTTCAATTATTGACCCTGGATATAAATAAAAATAAATAAAACTATTATTAAAATGACAAAAGAATTATACACTATGTTAAAAACATCTGCTGAAGCAGATAAAGCGAAAGCGTTATTATCACTTGAATTATTAGGCAATAAGGCAGTTGGAATTGGAGATCATTCAACTGAAGATTTTTATAAGAATGCTGAAGAAGCCCTTATAAATTTAGTTGATGCAGATGATAGATTATCAACACTAAAAAAATATTTTAATAGTAAAGAACAAGTTAATGGGTGATACTATAACTAAGTGGCATGAAATGCAAGAAGATATGAGCGATAGAGAAATTATGGATGCTAAACATCCAGAAGCAGCAGCAGTAAGAGTATTTGAAAAAGAATATCCAGAATTATCAGATGAGTTTAAACAAATACAAAAAGAAATGTATGAAATGTTTGCTCGTAAACATATGGATTATGGCTTAAATAATATTGCTTTAGGTGGAGATATCGTTAATAATAGCGATGATAAACAATTTTCACTAACTGGGTTATGTATTAGATTAACTGATAAAATATCACGATTAAAAAACTTATTAATTAATGGTAAAGCATTTGTTGAGGGTGAAGGCATACAAGATACATTTATTGATATAGCTAATTATGGAATAATAGGTCTTTTAGTAGGTCGAGATAAATGGAAAAAATAAATTATATTGAAAAAATATCTCTCAATATTAGTTCCAAGTAGGAATAGACCAAAAAATGTTATAAGACTTTGTGATTCTTTATTTTCTAGATCTAAATTTCCTAACCATATAGAAGTTTTATTTTATTTTGATGAAGATGATAATTATTTAGATGAATATCCTTCTTTACTAGAAAAATATAATCAAAAATATCCTTTATCCATTAAGATAGAAATAGGTCCTTCTTTAATTTTAAGTGATTACCCAAATAAACTTTATAAACTAGCAACATCAGATATATTTCTTAATTTAGGCGATGATAATATATGCATTACAGATAATTGGGATGAAATTTTAATTAATAATATTAATGCTTGCCCCAATAAAATGAATTTTGTATATTGGAATGATGGTTTTTGGGGAGGAAAATTAGCAACTCATCACTGCCTTCATCGAAATTATGTAGAATGTTTAGGATATTTTTACCCCCCAATATTTGATTTTGGTGAAAGTGATAGATGGATGACTGAAGTAGCTAAAAAATCTAATACTTCTCATTATATAGATAAAATTCTTTTTGAACATTTACATTATAGTTTTAATAAAAGTGAATTTGATTCTACTTACCAAAAAAAAGAGGAATCTGATAAAGAATTAAATAATGTTTTACTTTATAATAGAACCACATATTATAGAGAATTAGATATTAAAAAAGTTATAAATAAAAAAAATAATTTTGGCTAAAAAAATCCCAAAAATTATAAAGGAGATTAGGAATAATCCCCCATCACCTATAAATTTTGCATTTCAAAAGAATATTTCTTATTCTCAAATGTCAATATTTAGAGGATGTCCTCATAGGTGGAAACTACAGTATAAAGATAAAATCAAAAGATTTACATCTTCTATACATACTGTATTTGGAACAGCTATACATGAATCGATGCAACATTACCTAGATATAGCATATGAAAAATCATTCGCAGCAGCAGATAGGGAAATAGATATAAAAGAACATTTTCAAAATGTTTACATATCTGAATATCAAACACAATATAAGAAAAATAATAATGAACATTTCTCAGATGCTAATGAAATGAGAGAATTTTTTGAAGATGGGGTTGCTATATTAGAGTGGTTTAAAAAGAAACGTACAAGATATTTTTCTAAAAAAGGTACATATTTAGTTGGTTGTGAATTACCAATTATAATAGCGCCAAATAAAATGTATAACAACGTATTATACATGGGGTATCTAGATGTTGTCACATATTGCGAAATAACAGATACATTTAAAATAATCGATATAAAAACCAGTACTAAGGGGTGGAACGATTATGCTAAAAAAGATGAAGATAAACAATATCAATTATTATTATATAAACAATATTTCTCTGAACAATATGGAATACCATTAAATAAGATTGAAATTGAGTTTATGATATTAAAAAGGAAAGTGCTGGATATGGATGACGAAAATATAATGTCACCTTATCAAGCATATAGGGTTCAACAATTTACACCACCTAGTGGAAAAATTAAATTAGGAAGAGCAAAATCTGCTATTAATAATTTTATTAATGAATGTTTTACCTCAAATGGGGATATTAAAGAAAAAAATTACCCCCCAACACCATCAAAATGGACTTGTAATTTTTGTCCATATAAAGAAGAAAAAGAATTATGTGGAGAAGGTATAATCTACTAATTTTTGTATATATGTATACCCAAATAATGTTATTAAAATAAAGACTATGAGCGTAAAAAAAGATATGACACTAACAAGTGTTAAAGTCAAAAGCGATTTATTCGAGAATTTTAAAATTGAATGTGTAAAAAGAAAATTTTCCTTTCAAAAACTTGCTGACCGTAGTTTGTTTTTGTATCTTACGGATGAAGATTTTCGTAAATCAATTACAAACCAAACTAATCTCGAACTATAAATCTAAAAATAAATGAATAAAAGTTTTAAACATCTTCCTAAAGACAAAAGGAAGAAAATATTATTAATCTGTGATGATATTAGAGTCCATTCAGGAATAGCTACGGTAGCAAAACAAATAGTTTTAAAAACTGCTCACCATTTTAATTGGGTTAACATTGCAGGTGCTATTAAACACCCTGAAGTAGGAAAACGATTAGATTTATCCCAAAGTGTTAATGATGAAGTAGGAATCCCAGATAGCTCGCTAATGTCATATCCTGTAAATGGATATGGGGATGCAAATATTATTAGAAAGATTATGGAGTTAGAAAATCCTGATGCTATAATGTTAATTACTGATCCTAGATATTTTATCCATATTTTTAATATGGAAGTAGAACTTAGAAAAAAAGTACCAATTACTTATTTAAATATTTGGGATGATTACCCCGCACCTATGTACAATCAACCATATTATAAAGCTTGTGATTTACTAATGGGTATATCAAAACAAACTGTTAATATTAACAAAATTGTATTAGAAGAAGACGCTAAAAATAAAGTAATTAGATACATACCTCATGGTTTAGATCATAATATATATAAACCTTTAGATGAAGATGATCCTCAACTTGTTGACTTTAAGAAAAACTTTTTTGGAAATGACATTCCTGAATTTGTTGTATTTTTTAATTCAAGAAATATTAGACGTAAATCAATCCCGGATACAATGTTAGCTTTTAGATCTTTTTTAGATTCTTTACCTAAAGAAAAAGCAGAAAAGTGTAAATTATTAATGCATACTGAAAAAGTTACGGATGCTGGAACTGATTTATATAAAGTAAATGATTATTTGTTTGGAGAAGATTATCCAAATGCTGTTAAATTTTCTCATCATAAATTAAGTTTAGAAGAACTAAATTATTTATATAATATCGCAGATGTGCAAGTGTTAATTACATCAAATGAAGGATGGGGATTAACTTTAACAGAAGCTATGCTCTCAGGAACCCCAATAATAGCAAATGTAACAGGTGGGATGCAAGATCAAATGAGATTTATTGATGAAAAGGGAAAATGGTTTGTACCAAGTCCTGATGTGCCATCTAATCATAGGGGTACATACAAAGAACATGGTGAATGGGCATTCCCAGTTTACCCAACTTCTAGATCAATTCAAGGTTCTCCTCCAACACCTTACATTTATGATGATAGGTGTGCTTGGGAAGATGTAACTGAAAGATTTAAAGAAGTTTATAATTTACCTAGTAAAGAAAGAAAATTATTAGGGTTAAAAGGAAGAGAATGGGCTATAAGTGATGAAGCAGGTTTTACAGCAGAACACCAAGGTAATAGAGTAATGGAGGCATTTAATACTTTATTTGATACTTGGAAACCTAGAGAAAAATATGACATTACTAATGCCACAGAATATAAAGGACACCATTTAAAACATAAAATTTATTATTAATGAATAAACCAGTTTTTGTAATTAGTTGTCCCTTTGATACCTATTCTGGGTACGGGGGAAGATCAAGAGATTTAGTTAAATCTATAATTGAATTAAATAAATATGATGTAAAATTATTATCCCAAAGATGGGGTAGCACTTCATGGGGGTTCTGTACAGACCACCCAGATTGGAGTTTTTTATTAAAACATCAAATTCCAAACATGACATCCCAACCTGATATTTGGATGCAAATTACAATACCAAATGAATTCCAATCTATTGGAAAATATAACATTGGATGTACTGCTGGGATTGAAGCTACTGCTTGTAAACCTGAATGGATTAAGGGGCTAAATAGAATGAATTTAAATTTAGTTTCCTCTAATTTTGCAAAAGGAATGTTTGAAAGTATTTCTTTTGAAGAAAAAAATAAACAAACAGGCCAAAAAATATCAGATATTGTTTTAGAAAAGCCTATAGAAGTAGTACTTGAAGGTGCTAATTTAGACATTTATAAAACAATTCAATCAAATAATATTAAAACCATTAACCTTTCAGAAATTAAAGAATCTTTTTGTTATTTAGCTGTAGGACATTGGATGCAAGGAGAATATGGTCATGATAGAAAAAATATGGGAGTATTAGTTAAAAACTTCTTTGAAGCTTTTAAAGGATCTAAAAAACCTAAACCTGCTCTAATTTTAAAGTCATCAGCGGGAGTTGCCTCTTATATAAGTCGACAAACTATTTTAGATAAAATTAAAGAAATTAGGAAAACAGTTAATTCAAATAATTTACCTAATGTGTATTTAATTACTGGGGAATTTAGTGATATAGAAATGAATGAGTTATATAATAATCCTAAAGTAAAAGCTATGGTATCTTATACTAAAGGAGAAGGATTTGGACGGCCCCTATTAGAATTTAGTTTAACAGGTAAACCTGTTATAGCTTCAGGATGGTCAGGACATTTAGATTTTATTAAACCTGATATGAGTACTTTAATAAATGGTAGTTTAGAAAAGGTCCACCCTAGTGCTGCTAATGATTGGTTAATACCAGAAGCTCAATGGTTTAAAATTGATGAAAACGATGGTATTAGACATTTAAAAGATTGCTTCAGAAAATATAAACATTATCTTAATAGAAGTAAACTCCAAAAAACATTTAGTAAGAAAAACTTTGGGTATAAATCTATGAAAGAAAAAATAGAATTAATATCTAATAATTATATTCCAAGTTTTCCTACCCAAATGAATTTAAATTTACCCAAAATGGATAAAATTTCTTTACCACAAAAACCAAAAAATTTATAATATGAATTTTGATGAATTAATAGTTTGTACACGCTGTGAGTCAGATGCCTGTTATAAACAAGAAGTAACAAAAGATATTTCTATAGAATTATGCTATGGTTGTGGTTTTCAGTCTAATTCTTTAATGAAAAAAGGAACAGAATTTTTTAATGAACAGTTTGAGTTACTACCTGAACTATATAAATTATTAATGGATAAAGAGGAAGAAACTGGAAAAATTTGGATGCCTACTCATATTAATATAAAAGAAAAAGGAACAATATTTGCTTATGGGGCTAGCAGAGATAATTGGCAATGGGCAGCTGCAAAAGCAATTCCTGATGATGAAAAAGGATTTATAACAAATATGTCTAATTTAAAACTTTTTAAGGAAAGTGATTTTATAGAAGCTTTATCATATATTGAAGTTATACCATGAAATTAGGAAATTTAGTAGAAAAAATAATATCTATTATTACCTTAGGGCAGGGTAAAAAAATAGCTATGTATGTAGCTAAATTAAGAGGAAAAGAAGACTGTGGTTGTGATAGAAGAAAAAAAAAGTTAAATAATATAAATTTTAATAAAATGCAATTTACGAATAACTTAATAAAATTAGATTGGTCAGATAGATGGGATAATATCAGGTCCCAAGTTCCTTGCTCATGTGATTTTGATTTTGCTACTTTATATGTGAAAAATAAGGTAGGGTCAAACATACATGAAGAAAGATTAATAGCTGCTCCATACATGAATGGAACAGTAAAATATAAAGAAGTATCATTTCCTTCATTTATTACACCCCAAACATTTGATATTTCTTTTCATAAAACAGAAGGGGGATTAATAACAGAAAATAAAATTAAAATAAATTAAATATGAAAATATTAGTAACTGGTGGGGCAGGATTTATAGGTACAAATTTAATCAAAAAACTACTATCAGAAGGACATGAAGTTCATTCATTAGACGATTATGAAACAGGTTTAGAAAAAAATCACCAAGAAAAAGGAATTTACCATCGTAATGATATTACTAACATTAATACTATGGATAAAGACTTTGATTACGTATACCATTTAGCAGCCCTAGCTAGAATCCAACAATCATTTAATAACCCACAAGAAACATTTAGAGTTAATGCTGTTGGGACTCAACGAGTTTGTGAGTTTGTTAGGTTAACAGGAGCTAAATTAATATATGCAGGTTCATCTTCTAGATGGTGTGACCCACATACTTCTCCTTATTCTACTAGTAAATTTTTAGGAGAAGAAATTATTAAAATGTATCGTAGAACTTATGGTTTAGATATAGAAATAGCTAGGTTTTACAATGTTTATGGACCCCATGAAATTGTAGATGGAACTTGGGCCGCAGTAATAGGCATTTGGAGAAATCAGGTAACTAATGGAGAAAAAATAACAATTGTAGGCGATGGTGAACAACGAAGAGATTTTACTCATGTAGATGACATAGTTGAAGGACTTTTTAGAATAGGATTTAAGAAACTTAAACATGAAGATGCTTGGGAACTTGGTACAGGTATAAATTATTCAATTAATGAAGTATATCAAATGTTTAAAGAAAGATTTGGATGTGAGTTCGTTAATATACCTGACCAACCAGGTAATTATAGAAAAACACTACGTGAAAATGATGATAGTTTAAATCGATTAGGTTGGAAACCTAGTGATAAATTAAGAGATTATATTTTTAGCTTAAGTAAAGATTAATATATGAAAATTAGTTATGCAATTACAGTTTGTAATGAGTTTGTTGAAATACAAAAGTTAGTTTCTTTCCTTTTAGAGTATAAAAGAATTGAAGATGAAATAGTTATTTTATTTGATGTTACAAATGGAGATGAAGCTATAGAAGAATATCTAAGAGCAAAATCAGTTAATAGTGAATTCAATTGGATTAAGAGTAATTTTAAAGGACACTTTGCTGATTGGAAAAATTACCTTACTACTCTATGTTCAGGTGATTATATATTCCAGATAGATGCTGATGAAATGCCTCATAAAGAATTATTAAAAACACTTCCATCCTTATTAGAAATGAATAAAGATGTAGATGTTATGTTAGTACCTAGAGTAAATACTGTAAAAGGATTAACCCAAGATCATATAGCAAAATGGAGATGGAGTGTTAATGAAGCAGGATGGGTAAATTGGCCAGATTATCAATGGAGAATATATAAAAACTCGGATAAAATTAAATGGATAAATAAGGTTCATGAAAAATTAGAAGGTTTTGAAACATATGCTACACTTCCTATGGTAGAAGAGCATGCTTTATATCACCCAAAAGACATTAAAAGACAAGAAAAACAAAACAATTATTACGATACATTATGAAAAAAGTATGGGTTAATGGGTGTTTTGATATACTACACCGTGGACATTATGAACTATTTAATTATGCTAAATCTTTAGGTAATAAACTCATTGTGGGAATTGACTCGGATGAAAAAGTATCAAAAGATAAAGGTACAGATAGACCCTATAATAAGTTAGAAGATAGAGTTTATGCCTTAGAAAGCTTAAAAGCTGTAGATGAAGTAATGGTATTTGACAACAGGGACCACCTGGAATGGTTAGTACAAACTACAAAACCAGATATTTTAGTGGTGGGGAGTGATTGGAAAGGAAAAGAAATAGTAGGTGGACAATATTCAAAAGAAATTGTATATTTCAGTAGAATAGGAAATTATTCTACAACAAACATTTTATCAAATGAGAGAAAGTAAATTATATCCTGACAGACAAAAAAAGGCTTATGTTGATATAGATGAAACTATATGTTTTTATAAGGATAAAAGAATATATGAATTAGCTGAACCTAACATAACTAATATTAATAAAATTAATAAGTTAAAAAAAGAAGGATGGCATATTACTTACTATACAGCAAGAGGAGGAGCAAGTAAAATTGATTATACAAAACTAACAACAAAACAATTAAATGAATGGGGGTGTCTTTTTGATGATTTAATTGTTGGTTATAAAGACAACCCTCAAACACCAATTAAACCCTCTTATGATTTAATTATAGATGATAAGGCAAAACGAATAGAAGAATTATGATAGTAAAACCTAAAATTGTCCAAAAAGGATGGGGAGAAGAAGTATGGATCCACAATGATGAAGAATATTGTGGGAAATTACTTAGATTTTTTAAAGCAGGAAACAAATTTTCATTACATTACCATATAATTAAAAAAGAATCTTGGTATGTAGGTAAAGGGAGTTTTGAATATATTTGGTTAGATACTGAAAAAGGTATAGAACATACAACTACTATACCTACTGGGACTTGTCTTACAATAGAAAGAGGATCACCCCACCAACTCATTGCTTTAGAAGATATGTCAGAAATTTTTGAAGTATCAACAGAACACTTTGATGAAGATAGTTATAGAATTAGAACCGGAGATAAATTATGAAAAGAAAATACTTACCAACATTATCAGAATTAGTAGATAGATTATCTATTGTACAACTAAAAGAAGTTTTTATTACAGAACATAAAGAAGAATATGCTAAAGAAATAGCGGAAATAACCCATGATATAGGAGAAATTCTTAAAGAGGGTGATATTAAGTTAACTGGGGAAGATGTCAGAGCAATAGTAGTATTGTCTCAAATGAATCTTCATATTTGGCATAATGAAACCAAATATAGAGCAGGAACGGGGGATGGTAATTTAGGATTAACACATGGGTTAAACGGAATAAGAAATACTGCAAAAAATAAAATCCAAGAAAATGAAGGTGGAAGAAAAGATTATAAAGTAGATTGTATTGCAGCTGAATTTAAAGATTGGGAAATTAGTTGGTAAAATGAAAATACACCAGAAATTTAGAATAGAAGGATATTTTGATAACTTTATTGAAAAATATAAAGATTATCCAATTACTATATACACCGACCACCCAGTTCAACCCCAAGATATAGATTATAATAGAATTAATCTTTTTATGATTCATGAACCTAATGAAATATTTAATATACATAATTGGGTAATCCAAAATCATCATTTATTTCATGGTGTAATAAGTTGGAGTAAAGATTTAGTAAAATCTATTCCTAATGGGATTGAATTTCCTTGCAGTTGGAGAATGAATGGTGATTCTGTTTGGGAATTTTTAGGACCTAAAAAATTTGAAATAACTTTTTTATGTGGTACAAAGAAAATTACTGAAGGTCATAAATTAAGACATAAAGTCCTTGAATTAAAGGGTAACATAAACCCACCTCATAGATTTTATGAAACTTTAGAAGATTGGGACACCTCAACAAATACTAGACCAGGTTATAGCGAGTATTCTAGGGATCTGTCTCATATCCCAGATGCTGCCAAGTTCGAACCTAACATATATGGAAAAAAAGATTTATATATAAATTCTATGTTTAATATAGGAATAGAAAATGTAAAACATGATAATTGGATTAATGATAAATTATATTCATGTTTTTCATCCCTAGTAGTTCCTATATATTGGGGTTGTGAAAACCTTGAAGAAAATGGATATGATGAAAGAGGGGTTATTAGATTTAATAGTAAGGAGGAATTAAAACATATTCTAGATAACTTAACAGAACAGGATTATCATAATAGGTTAGAGTATCTTAAACATAATTATGAAGTTAATAAAAAGGATACATTAGAAAATAATCTTTCTTATTTTTTAGATGAACTAATTAAAATAAACAATTTATGATATTTCCGGAAGTAAAAATTTATCAACCCGATTCCTTTGAAGATTTTAGAGGTGAATTATATACTTTATTTAAACAAGAAGAAAGTAATTTAATATTTAACCATGATAAAGTTTCTATATCTACTAAAAATGTTTTAAGAGGATTACATGGTGATTCAAAATCTTGGAAACATATTTCCTGTTTAGCAGGAAAGGTATTATTAGTAGTAGTTGATAATAGAAAAGAATCAGAAAATTATTTAAAGTGGGATTCTATAATTTTATCCTCAAAAAATAGAAAGTCTGTTTTAATCCCTCCTATGTTTGCAAATGGGCATTTAATTTTAAGTGATGAAGCTACATTTTTTTATAAATGGTCATATAAAGGAAAGTATCCTGATGTAAAAGATCAATTTACTTTAAAATGGAATGATCCAAAATTAAACATTCATTGGCCTATTTCAACTCCTATTTTATCTAAACGTGATTATTAAATTAATTTTTATTATATTAACAATATGAATATACCAAAAAAATACACTAAAGTTCGGGACATAAACATTACGCCCGAAGAACTTATTAACTTTGAAACTAAAGTTAAAGAAGCTTATGAAAACGCTCAAATTCAGGGTCCTGTTCATTTATCAAAAAATAATGAAACAGACTTAATTAATTTATTCCAGTACATCCACCCTCAAGATTGGGTTTTTTCAGCCTGGAGAAATCATTATCATGCTTTACTTCATGGAGTAGATGAAGATAAATTATTTAATTGGATTAAAGAAGGTAGAAGTATGGGAACTAATAATACAAACCCAAACTTTTATGCTTCATCTATAGTAGGAGGAATTATACCTATTGCCTTAGGTGTAGCTGCTGGGTTAAAACGATCAAACTCCCAACGTAGAGTTTGGTGTTTTATAGGTGATATGACAATGGAAACAGGAGTATTTTGGGAAGCTTATAAATATTCTCAAAATATGAATCTTCCTTTACAGTTTGTTGTAGAGGATAATAATCTAAGTGTACATACACCAACAGATATAGCTTGGGGAAAAAGAATGAATCCCCCAGAAAATGTAATTTATTATCAATACGAAATGTCATATCCACATCATGGAACAGGCAAATGGGTAAACTTTTAAAAATATGAAATATAAAGAACAATTAGTAAAATCAATGGAATGGTTGGCAGAAAAACCAGATACCTTATTTACAGGACAAGCTATGGGGATGTCAGGCCATGCAATATCAGGAACAGTAGCAAAGGTTTCCCAAGATAAAAGAGTAGAACTTCCTGTATTTGAAGAAACACAATTAGGAATGGCAACAGGTATGGCATTAGAAGGGTGGGTACCAATTACAGCTTATCCTAGATTTGATTTTTTTATCTTGTCACTAAACCAATTAGTTAATCATTTAGATAAGATTCAAGATATGTCTAAAGGGGATATGAAACCAAAAGTTATTATTAGAGTAGCAGTGGGATCAAAAGTACCTTTTAGTGCTGGTCCTCAACACACTCAAAATCACACTGAAGCTTTACGTAAAATGCTTACTGAAATTGAAGTAGTAGAATTAATAGAACCTGAAGATATATTCCCAGCTTTTGAAAAAGCATACAATGGTGATAAATCTACGTTAATAGTTGAACACAGCGAATTTTATAATAGTAAATAATATGTTTAAATGGCCACTTATAAATGATAATATCACTCAAAGTGATAGAAAAATTTTAGCAGATTTTTGTTTAAATGGAGAACGTTTTACTAATGGACCTAAGGTTAAAGAATTTGAAAATCTATGGTCTGAATGGTTAGGAGTAAAACATACTGTAATGGTAAATTCCGGGGCATCATCAAACTATATTTCTATTGCTATGGTAAAAGAATTAGTTGGTAAAGGTGAAGTTATAGTCCCTCCTATAGGATGGGTATCAGATATTTCATCAGTATCTCAATTGGGTATGACACCTGTATTTGTAGATGTATCTTTAGATGATTTTAATATAACAGCTGAAAATATTAAAAAAGCTATTACTAAAGATACTAAAGCTATAGTATTAGTACATACATTAGGTTTTCCTGCTATAAATGATGAAATTATTAAAATAGCTAGGGATAATAATATTATGTTAATTGAAGATTGTTGTGAAGCACATGGTGCAACCTACAAAAATAAACGTGTAGGTTCATTTGGTGATATTTCTTTATTTTCTTTTTATTTTGGACATCATATCACTACAATTGAAGGTGGTGTAGTATGTGTTAAAGATGATAAATTATATGATTTAGCTAAATTATTTCGTTCACATGGAATGACTAGAGAGGCATCTAAAGAACTACAGCAAGAATATCAACTTAAATATCCAAATTTAAATCCTTTATTTACTTTTGCTGTAGCAGGATTTAACATGAGATCAAGTGAAATAAATGCTGTTTTAGGAATTGAACAAATGAAACGTTTAGATTCTAATATAGAACATAGATGTATGAATTTAGATATTTGGTTAGATAATTTAGATAATTCTAAGTTCATAACTTCTTTTAATAGGCAGGGTAATAGTAATTTTGCTTTACCTTTAATGATGCAAGAATCAAATAAAAATAAATTAAAAGATGTTTGTTCTATTTTAGAACAAGAAGGTGTTGAGTATAGATTAGGCACAGCTGGAGGTGGGAATCAAGCACTTCAGCCCTATCTAGAAAAAGTACCACATAAAATAGATGGAATATTAACATATGCTAATTACATTCATAGTAATTCCTTATATGTAGGTAACCATACAGATTTAACAAATAACCAAATTATTAACCTTTGTAAAAAATTAAATAATGTTTAAAGATCAAAAAGTATTAGTAACTGGAGGTGGTGGAATGATTGGACGTTCCCTAGTTAAGTTTCTTTTAGAAAAAGAAGCCCAAATCACCATAGCAGATTTAACAGAACCCTCAGATTTACCTGAAAATGTTAATTATGTAAAAGTAGATTTAAGATATTTTTCCCAATGTGAAGAAATTTGTAATGGTATGGATTATATTTTTAATTTGGTAGGTGTTAAAGGATCCCCTAAAATGTGCGCTGAACAACCAGCTGATTTTATGGTTCCTATGTTACAATTTAATACTAATATGATGGAAGCCGCTCGTAGAGCTAAGGCTAAATGGTATTTATATACAAGTTCAGTTGGAGTATATGCTCCCGCTGCTGTATTTGTAGAAGATAGTGTTTGGGAAACAGTACCTTCACCTAATGACCGTTTTGCGGGGTGGGCTAAAAGAATGGGTGAATTACAAGCTGAAGCATACTCAATTCAATATAACTGGGATAAAGTATCAATTGTAAGACCAGCAAATGTATATGGCAATTATGATAACTTTAACCCTGCAAATGCAATGGTTGTACCTTCACTTATTAGAAAAGCCCAAGAAAACAATATTCTTGAAGTTTGGGGTGATGGAACAGCAGTTAGAGATTTTATACATGCTGATGATGTAGCATTGGGGATGATTTTTGCAGTTGAAAACCAAATCACCAAACCAATTAATTTAGGATCGGGTGAAGGATATTCTATTAAACAAGTAGTTGAAATGGTGGTTAAACACGCTAATAAACCACTTGAAATAAAGTGGTTAACTGATAAACCTTCAGGTGACGCTTTAAGGTTATTTGATATGACTAGAGCTAAATCTTATGGGTATGATATATCAGTTGGTTTAGATGAAGGTATTAAAAGAACTACCGAATGGTTTACTAACAATAAAGAAATTTTAGATAAACGTTATAATGCATTTGTAGACCACTAATGGTTAAATATCTTATTTCAGGAAATAAAAGTGGATTAGGTAAATACTTATTTGATAATTTACCTAATTCTGTTGGGTTTGGAAGGGGCCAACAACATATAGTCCAACATTGTGATAATATAATACATTGTGCTTTTAACAAAACAAATGATATTACAAACCATTATCAATATTTAGAGGATAATATATTTTTAACTAAGAATTTATTAAATTGTTATAATAAAAAGTTTATTTATATTTCTACTATCGATGTTTACAACCAAAACCCAACTATGTATTCTTTGTTTAAACAATTTTCTGAGTCTATAGTATTAAACCATCCTAATACTCTTGTATTAAGGTGTTCTATGATGTTAGGTCCTACAATGAAACCTAACCATGTTACTAAATTAAAAAATAATAGTAAAAAAATTGGATTAAGTGGTGAGTCTACTTTTAATTACATCTTAATGGAAGACATTTATAATTTTATAATTAATGAAGATTTATCTCAATATAATGGAATTATAGACTTTATTTCAAACTCAAATACTAAATTATCAGAAGTTAAAAAATATTTTAACTCAAATACTAAATTAGGAGATTATAAGTATGAATCTTTAAATTTGGAGAACACAAATCCAATTCATATATTAAACTCCAAATATAATAAATCATCAATAGACAATTTAAAAACTTATTTTACATGAAAACAATATTAATTTGTGGCGCTACTGGTTTCATAGGCAGAAACCTTTTAGAATATTATTATAAACAAGGAAAATATAAAATTATAGCAACCCATTACAATAGACCAATAATTGATGGGTATAGTGGGGTAAAATGGGTTAATATTGATCTAAGAGATCCTATTGCTGTTAAATCAATACTTAATGGAGTTGATATAGTATTACAATTTGCGGCTACAACATCAGGCTCTAAAGATATAATAACAAGGCCTTATATCCATGTTACAGATAACGCTGTAATGAATAGTTTATTGCTTAGAGAATGTTATGAACAAAATATAGAACATTTTGTTTTTCCTAGTTGTACCGTTATGTATCAACCTTCTGATAAGGCTTTATCTGAAAATGACTGGAATGGAAATGATGAAATATTTCCAACTTATTTTGGTGTAGGTAATACTAAGGTTTATATTGAAAAAATGTGTGAATTTTTCTCAAGGTTAGGAAAAACTAAACATACTGTTATGAGACATTCAAATATGTATGGTCCTTATGATAAATATGATTTAGAACGATCCCATATGTTTGGAGCTACTATAACAAAAGTTATGACTTCACAAAATGGAAAAGTAAATGTTTGGGGTACAGGTGAAGAATCTAGAGATTTATTATATGTTGATGATTTAGTAGGATTTGTAGACGCTGCTATTAACAACCAAAAATCAGATTATGAATTATTTAATGTAGGGTTAGGTAAAGCTACCCAAGTTAAAGATGTAGTATCTAAAATCATAACCCATTCAGGAAAAGATTTAGAAATGGTACATGATTTATCCAAACCAACTATACCTACTTCTTTATTTTTAAATTGTAAAAAAGCAAAAGATTTATTAGATTGGGAACCTAGAACAACCCTAGATGAAGGTATTAAGAAAACAATTAAATGGTATAAAGAAAATGAGTAAAACAGCATTTATTACAGGCATAACTGGGATGGTAGGTTCACATTTAGCTGATTATTTATTAAAAAATACAGATTGGAAGGTATTTGGATTAGCTAGATGGAATGATTCTTTAGAAAATATAGAACATTTATCCGAAAATATTAATAATAAAGAACGTATTGAATTATTATATGGAGATTTAAATGATTTACCATCACTAATTACTGCTATAGAAAAATCAACACCAAATTATATTTTTCATTTAGCAGCTCAATCGTACCCACAAACCAGTTTTGACGCGCCTATAGAAACGTTACAAACTAATATACTAGGTACTGCAAATCTATTGGAAGCATTACGTAAATCACCGTATAAAAATGCTATAACGCATATATGTGCATCAAGTGAGGTATTTGGAAGAGTATCCTCAGATAAACTACCTATAAATGAAGAATGTTCTTTCCACCCTGCTTCACCTTACGCTATATCTAAAGTTGGTACTGATTTAGTTGGTAGGTATTATGCTGAAGCTTATGGAATGCAGATTATGACTACTAGAATGTTTACTCACACAGGTCCAAGAAGAGGTGATGTATTTTCTGAGTCTACATTTGCTAAACAAATAGCAATGATTGAAGCTGGTTTACAAGAGCCTAAAATTTATGTTGGTAATTTAGAATCATTAAGAACATATGCTGATGTTAGAGATGCAGTAAAAGCATATTATATGTTAGTAACAAACAACCCAATTGGAGGAGAATATTATAATATTGGGGGAAGTTACACATGCAAAATTTCAGATATGTTACATTATTTAATAAATCAATCTACAATTAATGATATTGAAATA